CCGGAAGAATTGATAAATTGTAGATGTTCTATTGAATACTTACCGAAAACGGTAAAGGAGTAATTATGACACTTAATGCTATTTTGGAAGCGTTAGCAATAAATGCAGCGTTGACCGTAAAGATCGTAAAAATCGAAGAAGAAACAGAAGTTGAGTTAATTAGCTTTATGGTTCCCGGATATGAAGAACTTAATACAGAATTACTTGCGATGACCGTTAAGGAAATGAGATTAGGTTCATCCATGAGCCTTGAACAGGCAATGACTATTTTAGTCGAGTGATAATTAAGCACCTGAATAGGGTGCTTTTTTATATAGATAAGTTAGAGAAAACTTTAAAACGCAGACCGCCAGAGAAGGCGTAAATCACAGAAAGGAAAAGTAAATATGGACGAAAACAATGTAAACGTAACGACAGGTGCAGCAGGAGAAGAACAGCCTATTTCTAATGAAGAAATGGAGGCACTTAAAGCTGAGTTGGAGAAAGAAAGGGCTGAAAAAGAAAGATTTAAGAAGTCCGTTGACAAACTCACAAAGGAAGCAGCAGAAAAGAGCCGCGCAGAACGTGCGAAAATGACCGAAGATGAAAAGCGTAAAGCCGATCAGGAGGAAGAATTTAACCGCTTGAAAGAGCAGGCAGAGGCAGACGCGCGTGAACTTAACCATCTTAAAGCCGTTTCAGCTTACAAGAACCTTGATGAAGATATGGTTGAGAAGTTAATCGACGCGATTAGCGATAAAGACCATGCTTCTATTGCAACAATGATTGATAAAGTCGTTGAGAAAGCAATTAAGGAGAAAGAAGCTGAATGGAAAAAGTCGAGACCTGCGGCAATTATGGGCGACGGCAGTTTTCCTACCATGACAGTTGAGCAAATTAAGGCAATCAAAGATCCTCTCGAAAGACAGAGAAAGATTGCCGAAAATATTAACTTATTTAGTTAGGCGACAAGCCGGAAAGGAAACATTATGGCAGCAACAGAAGGAATGATTAAAAAAGCTGACCTTGCTAAGGCAAGAGAACTTGACTATGTATGGAGATTTCAGGACGACATTAGAGGCCTCATGGAATTGTTAGGCACTACTCGTCTTATCCCCGTTGTATCAGGAACAGTTTTGACAGCTTACAAGGCAACAGGAGAACTTATTGACGGTTCACAGGTAGAAGAAGGAGCAACAATCCCTCTTTCAAACTTTAAGACAGTTAAGGCTTTTGAAAAGACAGCAACAATTAAGAAGTACCGCAAGGCTTCATCAGCAGAGGCTATTCTTAAAGGTGGTTACGATCAGGCTGTTATCGACACAAATAAGAAAGCACTTTCCGAAGCACACAAGGCTATTAAGAACGATCTCTTAACATCACTTGTTCCCGTGAGTGGTTCAACAGCAGCAAGCGGCGTTGGTTTACAGAAAACACTTGCTAACGCTTGTGCTAAACTTGCTATCAAGTTTGAAGATACTGATTACGAACCCGTACACTTTGTAAACCCTGAGGACCTTGCTGATTATCTTGGCAGCGCACAGATTTCTTTACAGAGCAAATACGGTCTTAAATACCTTGAAGATTTCCTCGGATTAGGTATGGTTATCGTTATGAGTGGCGTTACCAAAGGCACAACTATTTCAACAGCTAAAGAGAATATTCAGGGTTATTTCGTAAATGTAGGCGAAGATAATGGCCTTGAAATTTTCGATTTCACAACAGATCAGACAGGTCTTGTAGGTATCAAGACATATCCTACTCATAACAACATGAGCGTTGAGACAGTTATGGTTGATGGTATCAACTTCTTCCCTGAAAGAGTTGACGGTATCATTTCTGGTACAATCGAAAACCCTTAGATGGTGTTACCGTGAGTGCCGAGAACGGTAGCACCGCAGTATTTGATGTAGAAGTTTCTTCTTTACAGAAGGACGACGTAGCTGTATCTAACGGCAAGATTACAGGTACATTAAAGTATTATGAAGGCTGGGCTTCAGGACCTCTTGCAGGCCCCGGAAACTTCCTTGCTTTGAAACTTGCAGCAGCAGATTGGTCAGCATACGATTCAGTTAAGGTTGGTCTTAATCCTTCAATGGGTACAGGCTTTGTTGAAATTAAAAACGATCCTGATAAGAATTGTGTATTTAAGATTGCAGACCAGAACTCTCAGAACTTTGAAGTTATTATTAAGAAGGGCGCAAATCAGACCTCTAAGGTTTACAGCTTAGCTGATTTGGTTCTGGAAAGTGACGAGGCTTAAATATGGATTATATCGTTATTAAGGCTTTTACCGATAAAAACGATAAACACCATTACGCGGTAGGGGAGAGATACCCTTACCGCGGCTTTGCAAAAAAGGAAAGACTCGAAGAATTATCATCAAAGAATAATAAGCGTGGTGTTCCTTTAATCGAAGAAAAGAAGCCGGAAAAAGCCGCAAAGGTTGAGGTTGAAAAAACCGAAGAAAAGCCTGAAAAGGCAGAAGAAAAGAAGAAAAAGAGTGCTAAAAAATGATGGAAGATATCAAGAAGTCAATAGTGGATGAACTTACAATAGAATTAAAGAACGAAGTCGACTTTGACGGGGATATTTTAGCACTTAAAGTATCTAATGCTTATCGTGAAGTACGGACAGCGCGTAATTATCCTTCATCCTATTCAGAAGAAATGATAGAAAAGGATATGTTGAATTACTATTCAAATATTCGTGCTATCGCATTGTATGATTACAACAAGATAGGAGCCGAAGGACAAACTTCTTATTCCGCTGACGGAGAGTCAATTAAGTATGTAGATAGAAAAGAGTGTTTTAGTGGTATCGTAGCGATAGCGAGGACAGTATTATGAGAACACCTAAGCGTGTAAAACAAATAATGTATTATTCGTTACCGAGTGCCGGAGAACCTATTTATGCAAAAGATAGCGAAGGCAACATTATATACGATACAATGCCTGACGGAGCAATAGTTGCAAGAGTGGTAGGCGAAACACCTGAAGGATATTCAAAACCCGTATTGTTTAAAAATTCGATAACGGGAGAATTGACAGCGGATGAATTGCAGGCTTTTGGAACGGAAACGACAGGAAGATGTAAAATGACATACAAAAAGGGAGAATTTCCTTTTGTGGTTAATACTCTTATCTGGAAAGATACGGAACCGACAGATCCCGTGGATGAAACAAGCGCAGATTACAGAATAATAGGTATTCAAGATACAGGCAGACACTTTTATAAGGCGTTATTGGTATCAGTAATATGACAAGGATCGTTACAACAATTACTCATTCAAGTTCAATAGAGGCCGCTATAAAAAAGCTGGAAGCATATAGAGATAGTCTCGAAGCAAAGAATGATATTTTTGTAAAAAGATTAGCTGATATAGGAGTGGTTGCAGCAGAAACAAGAGTTGCCAAAGGCGAGGGAGATACAAGCAAGGACGTTAGGTTTTCGGTTGTATTTAACACGTCCGAAGGCGAGGCAGAAGGCAGAATAATCATATCAAGTACGCCAAAGGTTGATGAAGATGGAAGAAAATTCTATCCACATTTAGCATGGGAGTTTGGTGCAGGTATTTTCTATAACAACGGAAATATTAACCCGCACGCTTCTGAGTTAGGTATGGGCGTTGGAAAGTTCCCCGGACAGAAACACGCACTTAATGATTATTGGTGGTATCGAGACGAGCAAGGAAATTTACACTTGTCGCAAGGTACTGAAGCCACAATGCCGATGTATTATGCAAGTTTAGAAATAATTAAACAAATCGAAGCAATAGCGTTGGAGGTATTCGGTGGATAACACATGGTTCTTGCAAATTCAAAGCAAGGTATTTACTCAAATTCAATATATGATGAAGAAGAAATACCCTAAGTTGAATTGCACAACTAAAAGTGAAAACGGATTACCCGCGTCGTTTCCTACTCTTTATTTGCATGAGTTGGAACCTATTGAAAGAGGTCAGGACTTAACAAACGAAACGGTAAATGCGGTGTTAACGACTATTGAAATTGTAGTTTGGACAGACACGACAGAGGATGAATGTAGAAATATGTTAGCTGAAGCGGTCAACCAAATGAAGAAACTTCAATTTAACATCACAGGTTTACCCATAGTTGTTACGAACGACAAACTTTCAAGGGGAGTTATTCGTTGCAGACGATTAGTCGGAAACGGAGACAAAATTGTAAATTAAGGCCGCAAGGTCTTTTTTTAATTTAAAAGGAGGATAAAAAAATGGCAGCTACAATAGCAGGTCTCTCAACACTCGGCGTAAAGTTTGGATATGCCGTAGAAACAGTTGCAGGACAGAAGCCCGCAGCTTTTACACAGCTTGAAAGATGTAATTCTATTTCAGGTATCAGCCTTAGTGCTGAACAGATTGACGCTTCCGCACTTGAAGATTATGTTTCAAGATATGTTGCAGGACGTCAGGACACAGGTGGTACATGGTCCGTTACATTTAATACCACATCCGAAGTTGTTACACAGCTTGAAACAATGATTCAGGCATACAACACAGGAAAATCACAGAGTACACCTCTTAGAACATGGTTTGAAGTTTGGTCTCCTAACAACAACAAGGCATTTTTCGTTGTTGCACAGCCCCCTCAGGTTCTTCCTATGCCTGAGTTTGGTCAGAACGCACTTCAGACAATCGAGATTACTCTTACTATTGAGGAATACAAAGGACAGGATACAGCTATTGAGCCTACAGCTTAGGGAATTGTACTCAATAAAGCAACGACCTCTATCGAAGATGGCGAAACTGAAACTCTTACAGCGACAACATGGCCTTCGGGAGGCACAGTTACTTGGGAGAGTTCAAATGAATCGGTTGCGACCGTTAGCGACGCAGGTCTTGTTACCGCTGTTGATCCGGGAACTTGTACTATTACAGCCTCTACAACTTATAAGGGTTATACCTATACAGCAGAGTGCGTTGTAACAGTTCCTCAGGGAGCATAATTTTGTAGGCAAAGGGGACGAGGTGGCTTTAGGGCTGCCTCTCCCCTTTTCCATATTTCAGGGAGAATAAATATATGAAGAAGATCACTATTGGAAAGAAAGAATATACTTTCGAGTTTACTATTGAAGCGTCATTATATGACGATTGCACAAAGTCCGTTATGGATAACTTTGTAAAAGCAGGTATGGCAAAAGGTGCGTTAGAAATGAAAGACGCAGAAGGTGCGGTAGACGCCCTTATTGATACTATTGCTAATTTACCGCAGAAAACACTCACAATATTTTATGCAGGACTTCTTGAACATCATGGTTCCGAAGGCGATGGAAGTATTGCCGGAAAACTCGAAGCAAAGAAAGTCCTTAAAACTTACCTTGAAGAAAGCAATAAAACTTTCCGCGATGTTTTCGAGGAAATGATGGAGACAATGGCGAACGATAATTTTTTCGACCTTATCGGTCTCAATCAAATGACCGAGGAAATGAAGAAAGCGGAAAAGAAGGAAGAAGTCAAAGAGAGTTCGGAAGTTGGGAAGAATACATCTACAAAGAGATAATTCCTCATTATCTTGCGTTGGATGTTCCCCTAAAGGAAATAAAACATCTTACTCTTAGCGACTTATCACTTTATGACGACGCTCACGCTATGAAAGAAGAAATGCGTGATACATGGAGTTGGTTACAAGGAATGTATAATCACGAAGCGTTTGCCGTTGTTATAAGTAATGCGTTTGCAGATAAAGGGGCAGAACCCGCTAAATATAGAGAACAACCTATCATGGTTGAAGCAAAAAACAAAAACAGAGTATTGACCGAAGAAGAAAAGCAAAACCAGATAGATATGTTATTCGGACAGCTTGAAGTTATGCAGCATAATTTTGAGCGTACTCATGGAGAATAAAAAAATGCCTGATATTGATTCTTTATCCATTGAAATAAAATCATCGTCTAAGCCCGCTATAAACGCGATAAACGATATCATTACCGCGTTAAGCAAACTCAACTATGCCTTGAATAACTATACAGACGATTCTGATTATGTCAAAGGCATGAACGGCCTTGTCAAAGGGCTTACAGGCATTTCATCCGCTGTAAATTCCATTGATATTGAAAAGTTAACATCATTAACAAGCAAGTTAGGTTCCCTTGCAACAGCAGGGGAAAAACTGTCTAAACTCAATTTTGTTCAGAGTTTTTCTCAGTTAGGTTCAGAACTTCAAAAGACAAATTCAGCAGCTTCACTTAAAGCAAGAGAACTTGCAAAGGACTTTAATATTCCTAAAGAAGCGATGGGAGAGTGGACCGACGCGTGGGAAAAACTCTACAACGCTTCAAGCAAGTACGATTATCAGGACGCTAAAAACGCGTTAGAGGACCTTGTTACAGAGTACGCAAAGGTAAAGGGTGCTTCAAAGGAGCTTCAGGAACAGTTTAAGGCTGAACAGAAAGAGTTTACATCAGTTAAGAAATATGTTTCAAGCGATCTTCTTTCTAACTATGGAGATAACGGAAAGAGAAACAAGGGCAAGTTAAACATTAGCAATACTACTTCTAATATGGATGAAGGTATCGACCTTGTTACACTTGCAAAAGAAAATCACATGCTTGCTGATAGCGAGTATGAAGCAATGCAGAAAATGACAGAATTGTCTGACGCTGCTTCTGATTCTCATGCAAAACTTTTAGCACAGCAAGAAGCGGTACATGGATTAAGCACCGTTATTGAAGAACTTGAACAAAAATATGATTTTGCCGGAAAAGCTGCACAAAGAGCCGATGAAGAATTTATGTCGGTTGAAAATGTTAAGTTTGACGAGTTTGGTTTACCTATTTTAGACGAAACAGCAAACAAACTTGAACAAGCAGCGGTTGCAGCACAACAGTTTGAAACACAAACAGCAGAAATTGGCAATCCTTTTGAAGGCTTAGTAAACGGATTAGAGTCTCTTAAAGATATTGATATCCCTGCTGAAAAGTTTGCAGGCATTTCAACACTTGCAGCGTCATTAAGCAAGTTTGGTGGCAGAAACGCGCAGACAGCGATTACAGTTATTCCGCAGGTTGGAAAAGCGTTTGCAGAAATGGCCGCTGAATTAGCAAAGGCACCGCAGATAAGTAATAACCTTGTTAGACTTGCTGAAGCACTTAGCAAGTATTCCAGAAGCGCACAAAGCGCAGGAAAATCGACAAACGCTTTTAGTAGTGCAACAAAATTGTTGGGTTCATCCTTGCGTGGTGTTCATGCGCCTACAATGAGAGCGCATAGGGGATTTACAAGCCTTGCGGCTATCTTTGGTAGATTATACGCAAACTTCTTCTTACTCATAAGAGCAGCGCGTATGTTAGGTAATGCGATGGATTATTCTTCATCCATGACCGAAGCACAGAACGTTGTTAATGTCGTTTTCGGAAAATCGGCAAGTGTAATGGACGAGTTTGCACAGACCGCTATTAAAGATTTCGGTATGGCGAGATTATCCGCGACAGAGTTTGCTTCAAGATTTCAGGCAATGGGTTCCACAATGGGGCTTACGGCTGACCAAATTGTAAAGGCAAATGATTTTATAGCCGGAAAGATAGCAGGCAATTCAAGGGCATATAAGGATCTCGGAGACAGCGTTGCTGATATGTCGATTAACCTTACAAAGTTAACGGCAGATATGGCTTCATTGTTCAATCAGGATTATGCCGATGTAGCGCAAGATATGCAGGCTATCTATACAGGCATGACGAGACCTTTAAGAAAATATGGTCTTGATTTAACACAAGCAACACTTAAAGAGTGGGCGATGGCAAACGGCCTTGACGCTGATATCGAGAAAATGTCTCAGGCAGAAAAGACAATGCTTAGATATCAATATGTAATGTCAAGAGCTGCCGGAGCAATGGGCGACTTTGCAAAGACACAAGATACATGGGCTAACTCTTTAAGAACAGTTAAACAGTTATTGCAGGAAGTAGCGAGAACGATAGGCGAAGGCTTGATTAACGCTTTCCGTCCTGCCTTAATTGCTTTTAAGAAATTCTTATTTAACTTCCTTGAATTAGCAGAAAATGCACTTAATGCTATCGGAAAGTTGTTAGGCTGGAAACAGATAGACTTTGGCGGTGCTTCACTTGTTGAAGATACAGAAGATTATGCCGAAGCACTTGACGACGCAGCAGGTGCAGCTAAAAAACTTAAAGGTCAGTTAAGAGGAATTGATGAATTAAATAATCTTACCACAAACAAAGGTGGTGGCGGTGGTGCAGGCGACGCGGGCAACACAGGCGCAGATATTGACAGTTTGTGGGATATGATAAAAGATACCGAAAAACTTTATGAGTCCGCTATTAGTAGTTGGCGTGAGTTTGGAAGTAAAATTGCTGAAAAGATTAAAGAAGGCCTTTCAAGCATTGATTGGGAAAGTATTTACTCAACAGCGATGGGTGCAGGCTTTAATTTGGCAGAGTTCTTTAATGGCTTAATAGATCCTGAAACATGGAAGTTGGTAGGCAAAACTTTTGCAGGTGGATTAAGAACAGCTATTAAGTTTGCATTTTCATTCGGAAGTGATTTCGATTGGGAAAACTTAGGCAATGCAATAGCCGACGGTCTTTTAGGTTTCTTTGAAGAATTTGACGGTGGAGAACTTGCTGATACTATTGACGTTTGGGTTCAGGGTATCGCAAAGGTCATTAGGACAGCATGGACAAAACTTTGGGAAAACAAAGATACTATATTTAAAGATATCACAGATTTCCTTTCACATATTGACTTAGATACGGTTGATATAACCATTAAGGCGTTAGGCACAGTTTCGGGATTAACAATAGTTACCGCAGGATTAGCTCGTCTTATAAGTGCAGCACCGATAGCGGTTCCTGTTATTGCGGTTGCTATTGGCGGTGGATATTTATTCGGAACACAGATAAGTGCTTTCCTTGAAGATTTATTTGGTGTAGATCCCGCAACAGGCGAGTCATATTGGTATGAGTGGTGGGAAACAGAATTTGATTTCTACTTTAACGCATGGAAGAAGATTAAACCTAAATTCAAAAAAATATTTAAAGAAGGCGATCCACTTAGAGATATTTTCGGCTCAGGTCAAAAAGGCAATTATGCTAATACTGTAAAACCCGTACTTGATGAAATATTTGGTAATTTAATTCTTGATACTGAAGATTATTTTGGAAAGTATGGTATTTGGGGCATTATCTTTGGTGGAACAATGGGAACGGCAGGAATTGTTCGTAGTTTGTTAGAAACAGCTTTTGACAATGGCAATTTCGACCAATTCACAAGAACGTTAGGTATGATCTTTGACTTTAATGAAATAGCTAAAGACATAGCCGCATTAAAACTCGCGTATGAAGGTTTTAGCGATTTATTAAATAAGGCAGCGATAGCACTTTCACTTTTTGTAGGCCAAAACAATTTGGCAGGAATAATTACAATGAGTGAAACATTGACAGGAGTTGGCGATAAGTTTTCGGGACTTGAAAAAATCATCGAAAGTCTTAAAGAGAAGTTTAATGATTTTAAAAATTCAACATCCGAAGCATTGCAGAAATGGTTTAATGAAGATGTTGCGCCGCTATTTACACTTGATAAGTGGTTAGGACTTACGGAGAATATCAAAAATGCTATTGAACAAGCATGGAGCGATACAGTTACATTTTGGACCACAGAAGTTCCTATTTGGTGGGATTCAAATGTAGCACCGTGGTTCACACTTGAAAAATGGCTTGAATTATTCAAGAACATTTACACAGCGTTAGGCAAAACATGGTCTGACGCAACAACAAAATGGAAAACTGATACAACAGATTTCTTTGAAAAGATAATAAAACCGTTCTTCACAGAGAGTAATTGGACTAAGATACTCGATGGAGTATTGCAGGCCTTTAAGTCTATATGGGGAAGTGCAAGAGATTTAGCAAAAGGTTTCTTCAATGCCGTAGCTGATTTTGCAGAGAGTTTTATAAACGGTGTTATTGATGGATTTTCAGCATTAGCAAAAGCAAAGAGTTTGTTATCAGATACACCTTTTGAATTTAATATTGGTCACATAACAATTCCGAGATTTGCGAACGGTGGATATCCGAGTGTCGGTTCCTTATTCATCGCCGGAGAAGCAGGGGCAGAAATGGTTGGTTCCTTGAACGGAAAAACAGCGGTTGCTTCAAACGGAGAGATTACAGGTATAGCAGACGCTATAAGAACAACATCCGGCACCGAGATAGAATTGTTAAGACAGCAAAACGTATTATTGCAGGGTATTCTTGAAAAAGAGTTCGGGATAAACAAGAACGATTTGTTTGAAAGTGTGAGAACATCGGCCCGTGAGTATTCAGGAAGAACAGGCAAGTTAGCATTTTAATTGAGAGGGGGTTTCGGCTCCCTCTTTTTATTGAGGTTTAATTATGGCATACGCAGGATATTTGGTCAAAGTTGGCCCGTCGAACGATTTATATGAAATCCCGTTATCAATAATAAGGGCAGAAACATATACAGTATTCATGTCCGTAACAGATTTGGATTCTTATGTAGACGGAAACGGAGAATTGCATAGAAACGCGCTTAGTCATATAGCAAACAAGGTTGAGTTTGAAACGATACCGCTTATGACAAACACACAGTTTGCAAGTTTAATGACAAATTTGCGTAACAGAATGACAAATACGCTTGAAAGAAAATTATCGGTCACATTA